AAATTATGACAAAAATTTAAACATAAATTAAATGTTTCGCAATCAATAAAAACAAAACTTTTGTCTTTATTGTATCTTAAAAGATGTTCATCCATTTTTAAATTTCTCCTTCCAGCTTTCAAAAGAAAATTCATTACTTGTCATATGTTCTATTTCGGGTTTATTCAGATTAGTTCTTACATTGATGCATCTAAATGTAAGATAAGCTTTGAAATCAGATTTTAATCTATAATAAATACTTTTGGTTTTTAATGTATTATTTTTATTTTTCGAAATATATTCAAGCACTTTTGACTTTATTAAATGATCGAATGGCATACTATTATCTTCGATGAAAAAGATTGGTGAGCAAAAGTCTATTTGTGGTGTGCAAAGAGCATTTTTTAATACATTATTATATATAAAAGAATCGTAAAATGGAACGCAAAGTAATAGATCTTTTTCATCCCAAATAGATTTTAGCGTTTTGTAATCTATTCTTGGTTCGTAGTAAAACCCGCTTTTAGCTGCAATACTAAATATTTTAATTAGTTTTTTGTATCCTTCTTCATTCTTAAAAAATATAATAAATTTAGAATTTTTAATTCTACTTTCTTCAGTCTTATCTTCTAAATTATCTGTGACAGTTATTCTTAATCCGTACCTTAAATTAATATTATGTTTCTTTGAGTTTGTATATGCTTGTAAAAAAGATGTCATATTGTCTTCTACTAAATAAATATTATTTAATTTATTTTCTTTCGCTATATTAATAATAGAATCTGGATATGATTCTACCTGCTCTTCATCTTCAAGAGTAAGTATAGATCTACCTATACTGTAGTGAGATTTAAATAATGGTAATACATCCATAAGTTAATTATATTTATAATATTTATCTTGTCAATCTAAAAATTCGTCTTTTGTAAGAGCGTTATTATTGCTTTTATTTGTTGAAGGTTTCCATCTTGGACAACCATCGTAAGTTCTTTTTTCTATTTTAAATCCATTTATATCTTTAAATTTTCCATCTAAACTAGACTCTATGATCTCGCCATCGTTGTTTAATTTAACATAATATTCATATGAATCTTTATACGGGCATTTCCATCCTCCAACTTGACACATCCATTTATTTTTATCATTATCTGCTGCAAAATTTGCTTCAGCAGCTTTTTGATCAAATTTATTAATATAATTATTAATATGCTCTAAATAGTATTCAAATCCTTTAATTTGATCTTCTGTAAAAGTGAGTTCTTGTATTGGTTGCTTTGGAAATCGAAGAAATAAAAATTTAACTATAGGTTTTAATTTCGGCCAAGTTTTTAAACTGGCTAAACTATACATCATCGCTTGAATATTGGCTTCAAGGTCATCTCCCCTAAATTTATATTTGGAGCTCTTATAATCAATTATATGCATTTCTTTTTTCTTTTTAATAGGCTTATCTATAAAACCCTTTATATGATATTTTGGGATATCATTTTTTATATCAAACGGATATTCTGGTTGTACAATCTTACCTCCCTCTCCAAAGAAGTCGTACTTTAAACCAACCATTATCATTTGGTCAAGTACTTCAAAATTTGATAAGTCTAATCCTACTTTAGCTTTTAATTTTTTAACTAACCTAGTTATTCCTTCGCTTCCTTTTATAGAATTCTTTTTTATTATTTTATTGTAATGTTTTTTATGTTTTGGATTTAAAAGTAATTCGAATATAGTATGACAAATGGTTCCTCTCAGCGCCCCATCGTTTTGAGTTTGTGGTACTTTAGTATGATAATTATTCCAATAAACCCAAGAACAGGTTTCTAGGGTTTTAATTCTTGAGGCGGATAAAACTTTTAAATTTTTGTCTTCCATTCTTTTATCTCTTCTATTGACATTTCTCCAAAATCTTTTTTAGATGGTAATTTAATTTCTAATTGTTTTCTATCAAAATATCTTAATAGTTTATTAATAGCTTTTTCTGAAGCATTATTTCCTGCGTTATTTTTTTCTATATCATTATTAAATGATACAAAAATTTTATTTGGATCAATTTTTAATAATAAATTTAATATTGATATACTAATTTCAAGCCCAAATGTTACTATAGTATTTTGTATGCCCGCGTCCCATAAAGACAGACAATCTCCAATGCTTTCTATAATATAAATTTCCTTCTGATTTTTTATTATATTTGAATTTAAAAATGTTGGATAACACCAATTAGATTTATCTCCCAAATGTTTCCATTTAATTTTGCTTTGATTAGTAATATCTCTTCCAGAAAAACCAACAATTTCTTCTTTGCTATTTATAATAGGAAAAACGTATCTGTTTTTCATTTTTCCAGCCTTAGCTATTCCGCCTTTAAATAAATTTAAAGTTTCTTCTTTTACTCCTCTATTGATCCAATAGTCATGATTCTTTTCTAATTTAAGAAGTAATTCTTTATCAAATACTTTTTTATCTTTAATTTTTGGTTGGTCCTGTTGGTCTCTTCTTATATAAGAATAGTTTTTTTCTTTCAACCATACTTTGGCTTGATCTTCAGATTCTAATTTCAAACTTTTTTTAATTAACGAAGGAAAATCTCCGCTTATGTTTTCTTTGAAATCTACCCAAAAACCAGTGTCTTTATAAATTCTTAATACAGTAACATTATCGCTCTCTCTATAAAGAGGTTTTGTTCTGTATTCTCTACCGTAATCTTTTAGAGAATATCCAATATTAGTTAGTATTTGATATATATTATTTACGTTTTCTTCCATTCTAATGCCTCAGAAATTGCTGGGAACTTTTGAATAAAAATATTTTTGCATTCATCTGCTATAATTCTATGTTCTTTTTGAGTATTTTGTTCAGTTCTTAAATCTATATAGTGCACCCAAGACCTAAGATTTCCTTTCATATACATTGTAGTTTGAGTAGTTAATGGAAGAACCATTCTAGCTACTTCTTTAGCTATTCCATTTTCAATCATAGTATTATAACAATGGTCGCTTAAAGCTAATGATTCCGCAACTAAATGATTCAAAGAATTAAAAGCTGGATTGTTTTTTGGTAGCAAATTTTCTCCGACTTGTCTATTTTTATCTCCCTGCAACCTTAACTCTATATCTTCATATTCTGTAGCCAAACTATATCTTTGACTAAATTCCTGAAATGAAAAAGATTTGTGTCTTAAAATTTGAGCGGCTATGGCTCTGCTAGTTTTTATTTCTAACGTCATATCAACCATTTCTAATGGCGACCAATGTTTATGCTTAATTAAAAATTTTAATAATTTTGGCGCGGTTTCAGTGTTCATTTGATTTGATGGATTACTAACTCTCGCGCAGTATGCTACTAAATCTTCTGGATTTAGTACTCCTTCTATATTTGGTTGAGTTACAGAAATAAATTTAACATTCATAAAATTTCTCCATCATTCTCATTTCTATCATTTAATTCATATTGCTCTCGCTGCCTTTGGGCGATTGTCATCAAAGATCCTCTTTCTTCTATTTTAAAATTTTGTACATTATAATTTAAATAATTTTGTGCCCAAATTTGTTTGCCACTAGCGTCTAGTCTTCTGACTAGATCTTGATGTCCGGCCGCTTCTCTTCCTTGGAATCTTGTTTTTGTAGGTATTAATTTATGAGTTCCAAAGTCTTGTCCGTCTAAAGCTAATTCATCCAAAGTTTTTCTTCTGAAGATAGCTACAAAAGAAGCGAACCATTGCAGTCTATCCGACAGCGCTATGACAGAGCTATCATCTACAACATTTGCTGCGGTTCGATTAAAACTTTCTCCACTTCTATTGAGTTGCATGGCAGTAACTATTGGGCATTGAATTTCTTCAGATATTCTTTTTAATTTGTCTATCTTTTGTCCTATAGCTTGATGTTCGGCCCAATTTTGTCCGACTTTTTCTCCTGTCAATTTAACATAATCATAAGCTATTAAAGCTTGATTTCCTCTACCAACTTTAGAAAGATACCATCTTCTAATTATCGAACAAATTTGGTCTATATTTTTGCTGCCAACATGATAATGATAATATTCGTGATTTTTAATTATAGCCCAAGCAGCTCTAACTTTTGATGTCATCTCTTCGTTTTTTCTCCAGTTTCCAGTTTCAAGATACCACATCGGAACATCAGTCATAGACGATATCATTCTTAATTGAATATCTAAAGTTTGCATCTCCGTATCTAAAACTAATGTTTTAGTTTTATTACGTGGAATTTTGCTAGTATTAAAACATATGTCATTTATCCAGGTAGATTTACCCTGTCCAGGTCTACTAACAATTGCGTAAATATTTCCATTTTTTAATCCACCATATAGTCTATTAAATTCTTGATATGGAGTAATAAGTCCAACTTCTTCTTTTGGAGAATTACCTATTTCTTCAATCACATCTTCTACATTTTCAAACAAATTTACTGGCTCTTCGTTTGATTCGTAAGATGATATTTTATCGTTATAGATTGCGTCTGCTTCTGCTATAATTTTGTCTATTGGTTCTTCTCCATTTTGAGATACATATTTTTTTAATTTTTCATCTGTTTCAGCTATTTCTCTTCTTATCCTTAATTTAATTAACTCTTTACAAGCGTTCATCGTGGCTTCTTCTGTTATCTGAGAAAAACTAAGATTATCTATATAATCATAAATATTAATATCATCTTTAAATGATATACCGAGATTTTTAATTTTTTCGGCTAATAGCACTTTATCTACTTTTTCTCCTTTATATTTAGTATTTTTATATACTGCGTATATCGTAGAATGAACATCGTGATAAAAATCATCTTCCGATAAAAAGACATCAATATCAGGAAATAAATGTTGATATTTTATAAGACTACTTAATACATGGCGCTCTATCTGAAGAGAATAAATCATATCTATAAAGATAACTATTTATATTTTAAAAGTCAAGAAAACTATTAATCTTCAGAAGCTTCTTCGACTTCTCTTGGGGGTTTATTATTTTCTCTATTAATTGCGTCAGCAGTTGCATCCATATTCATCTGGTCTACAGTACTTATCCAAGATCCTAAATAATATAAAAGCGCCATTGCGTTCATTTGATTATCAAATTTTGTAAAAACTTGAGGATCCCCATCCGAGCTGAAATTGAATAATATATACCCACCAAAACTACATTCATCAAGTTGTTTTAAAAGTTGTGGCGGAAAATTGAATTTTTTTTTGTGAGTCACTAAAAACAATTACACTTAATTTTGAATAAAGTATTTAATAATTAAATTATATTAATATTAAATTTTTTAAATATATATTCTGCATCTATGCTTTCTAGATCTGTTTCGTATAGCTCTATGAATTTAAATTTATTTGCCGTAAGCCAATTTTCTTTTTTTACATCTCTTTTAATGCTCTCCAGGTATTTTAATCTAGAATGATCATGAAAAAATTCATTAAAGGATTCGTGTTGATTGCCCTGTATTTCAACCGCTATTTTTTTTGTTGCGTTTAATATGTCTACTTTAAGCATTGTTCCATAAACTGGAAATTCTTCAT